CATTGCCATGTAACTATGCCATTGACTGAGTCTGATGATATGTCCTCTAAGTCTCTGATCTGTACTGGCTCATTGCACAGCTGACATGGCACGAAAGCTGATAGTAAATCCACCCACTCACCATTGATCTTGATTCCTATGTTACCCATTATTGATTCCTTCCATAATTGAAAGCCAAAACAACTGTCACTAGCACTACCCAGATGATTACGAACTCCATTAGACTCTCGCCTTCTGTGGTGCAAACTTTCCATCCGATCCAAGGTTGTACCATTTGGTTGGGCATCGATGAGCTGATGAAATTGCTGTGTTGCAGAAGTAGCCACCCCAAGCCTTGCCATTCTTTTCACCTTCACGCCATTGCATATGTCCATGCTCGCATGATGGTGCTTCTACTGCTTCGGGTGTACCCATTATTGCAGCTACGTTCTCGATTGCTTTGTCCAGGGTGATTGGAGCATCTACTACCTTCATGTACTCATTGACAGGCGTAGTCCAGTAATCCTGATCATCTGGCTTGACATCTGTTACGGATGGCTTGGATGGCTTAGATGCCACCACTTTTGACATTTCTTCTCTGCTTGGTTTGTGCTTATCAATGCCGATGTTTGCATTAGCACAAGCGATACCGATTGCCGAAGTAGCTCCGTTTTCCAGAGCAAAATCTTTATTAACACCGCGGTCTGTAATGACCTCATGAGCAAGCCCAGTCGAGAACGGCTTGTCATCTTTGGCATCCCGATAAAGCCTTGCAGCAACGATAAAACGCTTGTCAGACCACTCAAGTATCTCAGTTTCAATTCGACCATTTTCGTACCTTTTCCAAAACTCAATGATTCTTTCACGGACTGTTGTGTATTCCTCTAGATTAAACATAGAGTTCATTCTCCTCTGTAGCTAATTGACCCATCAAAGCAATATAAGCTGCTCCATCGATGTAGTTGTCGGCTTTGTCTGGATTGCCTGTGGTTGCTCTGGCGATCTTGATAAGTGCGAGGATTGCACAAACTTGATAGTCCGTGACCGGCATTTGTAGATATGCCGAGATGAGCATTGCTGCGTGTTGCATGTTATCTGCTGGATGACCGTAGTCGTTAAGACCACGATCTTGAATAATGTCTGTGGCACTTTGTAGAATCTCTTGATATTTCATTCTTCCCAAAACTCCTGACGGCTCAAGGCTCTGCCTCGATGCCAGCCTTCTCTTATTCCTCTTTCGTGTCCCACTCTGTATGCATCAATAGCGATAATGATTGTGCTGATAATTAGCCCAATGATGCAGATGAGAAGTAGCTTGTCTGTGTTTGCCATCTTGCTCCCTTTCCAGCAATATCTTTGCTGTTGGGATTAGTGTTGCATAGATGTCAGACGGATTTGGTAGATTTCGATAACGAAACTATAACGATTATCTAGGTCGGCCGTACACCTTGCCATTGACTATGAATGTACCGTTCTTCTCGATGTAAATAAGATCGACTTGGACATTCTTGCCCTTGACATAAATGATAGAAAATGCTTGCTGCCAATTCATTACCCCATGGGTATAACTAGCACGCTGGGTTTCCATGATGTGTCCACTTTCTACACCATGCAGAATACGCCCTACGCGGCCTCCAGAGGCCTCTGTGAACGATGATCTACCAGCTTTGTGCGTGTGACCCGAAATGGTGGATTTACCGCGGCGACGAGCACCTTCCAAGGCCGATAAGCCCCCTTGTGGCTTGATTGGTGTGTGGTCTCCGTGGACTGCGATCCAGTTTGGCGCAATCGGCATCTCATCACGCCAAAACTTAATGCCCAATTCATCGAGTTTCAGAAACTTCTCAAAGCGTAATTCAGGCAATGCTCCCAAGGCTGGGATTTTGGTGCTTATCTGATTGTAAAGTCTGTCTGTGTGGTTGCTGCGGATCATGTCCGTCACACCCAATTCCCATAGGATGTCCACAGTCATGTCACGGTTATCGCCTAAAGTCTGAGCGAACCAATCTGCCTTGCCCTCACTCCAACGCCCAAGTTCTGTCATGTCCATTTCATCGCCAAGGGTGACAGTCTGATCAGCTTTAAATGATCTAGCAAAGCGGATTAAATTAGCGGTGACATGTGCATCATGCAGAGGAATCTGCATGTCTGGAATAACCAATATGCGTTTAGTCATCATCCTCATCTTCGTAATCGCCGAACTTATCTGGCTCGACTGGAGTAGGCAATATCCAACCAGGATAAGCAGAAGGTTCAACGATGACTGCCAACGCTAAATCAACCTCAAAGCCTGCCCTGCGCAATGCGCGATACATTTCTTGTAAGCTGATAGCCCATGCATCGAGTGCGCTGTAGGTATCTAGATCGATAACCTTCTTTTTTGCCATGAGATAATTGTTACCTCTCTAGGAGACGGATTACGGTTTCGACACGCTCTTCAAGTCTAGTGATTCGATCATTCATAGAACTGCCGCCATTGGGCTTTAGCTCTGCTAGGTAGTGCTTTACTAACCATCTCACTGAGCCAATAAATGAACCAATAACGGTCGTAGCAGCAACAGCAAGCGCCGCTATGTCCATCGCACTCATTACCTTTTTGGTGTTGCATATCCAAAAACGCCTGAAAGAACTGCGAATAGGATTGCGCGATAGTCGCTATTGAAATTACTAGATGACCAAGCTGCTAGGAATGCTCCTGCTGCAAGGACTGCTGGATTCTTATATTTCATTCTGTCTCCATGTCTGGGATCTCTTCAATCTCCACGATGTTGTTGTTTGGCTTGCTTGGATCGTATCCGCCAATGCCGTATGTAATTTGTTGCATTATGCGCTCCTAAGTCCAATAGTCATTTGCGTGGTTCCAGTTGCAGTTGCACCAGTTGCAGTTGCAAAACCACCACTTGTGCTTACTGTTTGAGCATAACCTGAATATGAGTTTGCACCTATTCCTACCATACCTAGATTCATTGAAGTATAATGACCAGTGGCGGCGGCAGCGTAATAAGTATTGACAGTTCCAGCAGTTTGGCAATTAGCCGCCAACCAGTACCAACCCTTTGTCAAAGTAGTTGAAATTGTGATTTGAAAAGTTGCATTGGTTCCAGTGACTGAAACAGTGCCAGCATCAAGTGCAACTGTTGATGGCGCACTCCCACTGTCATTGTAAATGCCCAACCGAACTACGCCTGTACCTGAAAATGTGCTTCCTGAAACAATTCCAATTCTATCGAAAGTGTTATCGGCTACAACATAAAAAGGTTGGTAATAGGTGATTCCAGCAGTAACCGCCTGAGTAGCGGACAGATTAAACATTGAGTTTTGTGACTTGTAATAACGACCAGCAACATAAGGAAATTGTGGAATCTGCCGTGTTGTAAGATCGTAAGTTGTTTTGACCGCGTTAGGTGTTACAGCTGTTGTTGTAGATGTAGAAGATATTGAGTCTGTTAATTGCAAAACTCCAGCAGCCGAAGTCGAACCAACTGAGACTGAAAGATTAGCTGCTGAAGATGTACCAGCATTAGTCAATGGAGCATTTACTGTTACTACACCAGATGATCCAGTTGCTCCAGTTGCACCTGTTGCTCCAGTTGCACCTGTATCGCCCTTAGGACCCGTAGGACCAGTATCTCCAGTATCGCCCTTGTTGCCTGTGTCACCCTTTAAACCTTGAGCGCCACCTGCACCTGTAGGACCTGCTGGTCCTTGAATACCTTGAGGACCTTGTGGACCGACATTGCCCTGTGGTCCTTGTGGACCTGCTGGACCTGCTGGACCGCCTTCTGGACCTGCTGGACCCTGTGCACCGCGAGGACCAGGAAAGAGATTGTTAGAACTGATTGTTACTCTAGCCATTGGAGCCTCCTAGCATAGGGATGTTAAAAAACTTTGAATCTTCATCCGCACTCTCTGCAAAAGAGACATGGATATGGGCTGTGTGCTTGTTAAATCCTGTGTACTTAACCCATCGCCAAAAGGATTTGCGTGAGCAGATTTTGCCCATGTGGATAATGTAAGTAATTCGTCTATCGGATTTCGCATATTCTCGAATCTGATCTGCAAGATAAACGGAAGTTCCCTTTGCCCTGTTGAGGTCAGCATCAATGTCGATGGCGCGTACCCATCCTTGAGCATCTGGATTGTGATCAGACTTGCGAGCAGAGTGTTTGGTATCACCGATCCACCCATCGGAAGCTCTATCTCTATCTGGGAAACTGTCATCGATCTGCTCTCTTAGTTGAACGGCAGACTTACTCAGGCGCGGCTTCATGTGGGAAGAAGTCCCCTCCATCAATGCCGTTGGAATAATCCCATCCATCTGTGTAATCAATGTACTTGCTTGGATTCTTCTTAACATCCTTAGCATCTACATCAACCACAATGTTAATGACTTTGTTATCTTCAATGATTGCGTATGGCATTAGTAACTCCAGTATTCGATTTCAATCTTGCCTGCGCCACCTGCGCCGCCGCTAAGGCTTGATGAGCCTCCACCTGTACCACCATTGTTAGCGGACATGCCAACAGGACCAGCGTTTCCAGTTGCGTTGCCAGGATTGCCTGCATTGCCTCCAGTTGCACTTGT